AGTTTTGATAATAAAGGTAACTCTTTAACGCGACCGTTCAAGACGATTCAAAGGGCCTTGATCGAAGCGGCAAGATTTGCATATCAGGCGGGTCCTGATAACGATAAATTTAATAATACTACTATCTTATTATATCCTGGTACTCATTTAATTGATAACAGACCAGGATTATACATTAAAAATAATAGTGGAACAGCACAGTTCTTAGATTATGATAAGGCTGTAGTGGGTTCCCCCAATATTGAACTAACAAATGCTTCGGTGTTTGATTTAAATAATTCAACTAATGTTCTTCACAAATTCAACTCCGTAGAGGGTGGAGTTATCGTACCTAAAGGTACTTCTATCGTTGGTATGGATCTTCGTAAGACAAAGATCGTACCTCTGTATGTACCTGATCCTGATCCTACCAAAGGATTCCCCAGATCAGCAATCTTTAAAATCACTGGTGGATGTTACTTCTGGCAGTTCAGTCTCTTCGATGGACTGCAGGATGTTTATATTGATCCCGGTGATTTCTCTAAGAAAGCAGCACCATCATTTTCACACCACTTACTGACATGCTTTGAGTATGCCGATGGTGTAAATGTAGAACCATCTACAGGTCTCACAGACTTGCAGATGTACTACTTCAAGTTGATGAATGCCTATGGTAATGATACCGGTGCAAGAGAGATCGTCAACTTCCCAACTAACAATGACTTCCAACCCAATAATCCAGAATTCAAGATCGTTGGTGATCTAGTTTCTGATGATCTGTTCCTTTCAGGTAACGCAACATCAGATGGAATTGTTGCTACGGTTAATACACAGAAGGCACATGGTCTGACCATCAACGATACGGTCAGAATTTCTGGTATTACTTCCACTACCTACAACGGAAGATTTAAAGTCACTGGTATCACCAGTGAAAGAACTTTCTCTTATAACATGCTTGCTGATCCAGCAGCAAATATTGTTGCAACGACTGCTGGAACCAGTAAAGCAATCGTTGAGATTGACAATGTTAATGGTGCATCACCATACATTTTCAACATCTCACTGAGATCAGCATTTGGTATGTGTGGTATGCATGCTGATGGTGACAAGGCAACTGGATTCAAGTCCATGGTTGTGGCTCAATTCACTGGCATTGGACTACAAAATGATGACGAAGCGTTTGTAATTTATAATCCAGAAACTGGAAACTACGATACAAATGGCGCAACAGATTTAGTTAACAGACCATTACACCTTAATCAGGATGCAATTTATAAGAATGATTATACAAACTTCCATGTTAAGGCGTCAAACAACG